AGAGGAAAGAGGAGAGAGAGAGGACAAAAACTTTTACAAGTAAAACTATACTTGATGGTATTATGCTAAACTGTGAAGCTGTATCTATTCCGGGTCATGTTTTAGCAACAAAAGAACATAAAACGTATGGTTTAAAACGTGAATATGTATATGAGAAATTGTATGAATTAGTAACTATGTCTTTTTATATGAGTGACCAGATGCATGAATTTAATTTCTTTAATGCATGGTTAAATTCAATGTATATTAATGGTCGTGTTTCTTATTATAATGATTACAAAGGAACTATAGAAATTTATCAATGTTCTGGTATTAAGAATGGAGATGGAGAAGATTTAGAAGTTATGATGAAAGTAAAATTAATTGATGCTTATCCTAAAACTATATCAGCTTTGCCATTAGGACATGGTTTAACAAATACTATTCAAAGAATGTCTACTAATATCACTTATCGTGATGTTGAATATACTGACTATACAAAACAAGACCCAACTAAACAGACACAAGATCCGTATATAGAATTAAAACAGAGAAAAATAACCTCTATACCAATTAAATCCGTTTACGAGAAAAGAGTAGCGGCTTGGGATAAGGCTAATGAGGATGAATGGTAAAAACTATATTGTTTAATATTATTATTATTTCATAAGAGGAGTGAATGAAATGGCGTTACCAAAAATTGCAGTACCTAAATATCAATTAAAAATTCCATCAACTGGAAAAGAAGTAAGTTACAGACCTTTTTTAGTTAAAGAAGAAAAGATTCTTCTTATAGCTATGGAAAGTGATGATGAAACAGAAATGACAAATGCAATTAAAGATATTATCCATAATTGTGTATATGATGAACTTGATGTAAAGAGTATGCCAATGTTTGATATTGAATATATCTTTTTACAATTACGATCTAAATCAAAAGGTGAAATTGTTGATTTATCATTTGAATGTGGTAAATGTAAGAAACCAATTACAACACAAGTTGATTTATCAAAAATAGAAGTAACCAGAACTGAAGGACATGATGTTAAAATACCATTATCAGATGATATTGGTATAATTATGAAATATCCTTCAATGGAAATACAAAGTATTATTAATAAAGAAAGTTCTGATGTAGAAAATATATTCACTACTATCACTTTTTGTATTGAATCTATTTGGGATAAAGAAAGTGTATATGCAAGTAAAGATCATACTAAAGAAGAACTAAATGAATTCTTAGAATCATTACCTGACAATTCATTTACTAAAATTCAAAAATTCTTTGATACAGTTCCCGTATTAAAACATGAAGTTGGATTAAAATGCACATCAAAGAACGGTAAAGGAAAAAACGCTAGTATATGTGGTTGGAAGGATACTAAGACTCTGGAGGGTCTTGGGTCTTTTTTCGGATAAGCCTCGGACATGAATCAATAAGTAATTATTATCAGACTACTTTTAATTTGATGCAACATCATAAGTACTCATTGACCGAGGTGGAAAATTTAATTCCGTGGGAACGTGAAATTTATTTAATGTTATTAATGAAATGGATTGAAGAAGAAAATGAAAGACAAAAAAAACAACAACAAGGATAAACTATAATGGCTGAAACACCAGAAAATAAAACATTAAAAGAATTAACAGCTGCACAAAAGCAGACTAATGAAAATCTGTTAAAAATTAATGAGAGTATTAAAACACAGATGTCTGGTGTTGCTAAAGCTGTTAGTGAACCACCTAAAAAAAATACAGAAGAAGTTAAAGAGAAAAAAGATGTTGATGCAAAACAAACTGCCTTCCTTGAAGATATGGCCGTTGGTATCGGAAAGACAGTAGATAGTCTAAAGACATTAAATGCTAATATTTTAAAAGGTATAAAAGAAAAATCCAAGATGGGTCTTGGTATTCTCATTGCTGGAATTGTAGCCCCTATTATTGTACTAGTTAATTTCTTCAAACAATTAGCTTTAGAATTTAAATTTCTTAAAAAACTTACTGGTAAGGGATTATCAAAATTATTTTCACCACTTAAAACATTATTTAAAGGTAAAGGACCATTAGGTAAATTATTTCTATCATTAAGCAAATCCATAAAAGGTATAAGTGCAAGCATAAAAGGTTCAAAAGCATTTATAGGTATTAGCAAGATAGGAACTTCGATAAAAAATGGTATAACAACACTGGGAAAGTTTTTTAAACCAATAGGATCATTTTTTAAAACAATTTTTAACATCAGTAAAAATCTTACCACTTTAACCAAAACAGCAAAAGGCATTGTAAAATTTGCATCTAAGTTTGGTAGTATTCTTGGAAAAATATTTCTTCCCATCACTTTTCTTATGGGTGCTTATGATTTTGTAACGGGGTTTATGGATGGTTATAAAGAAGGTGGTATTCTTGGTGGTTTAGAAGGAGGATTGTCCAAATTATTTAAAACTTTGATCGGTATGCCTCTTGATTTATTAAAATCTGCTATTTCTTGGATTTTAGAAAAGTTTGGTTTTGACAATGCCAAAGAGTCCCTTGATTCATTTAGTTTCAGTGATTTGATTGGTGATATGATAAGTGGAATATTTGGTATGATAAAAGGTGCTGTAGATTGGATTAAACTACTGTTTACTGACCCAGTGGAAGCATTAAGTAATTTATGGACAGGACTATTAGGAACATTTAAAACACTTACCGATATTTTATATTGGCCTATTAATAAGGCTATAACTTGGGTTAAAGGATTGTTTAGCTGGGGTGATCCAAAGGAAGAATTTAGCCTAGGATCATTTATTTTTGGTGAACCAGATGGTATTATATCTAAAGTAATTGCTTGGGTTAAAGGATTGTTTAGCTGGGCTAAAAAAACTGGTGAAACTGAAGAGGGTGGATGGTCACTTGTGACAATGATTGATAATGTATTTACAAATATTAAAACAAGGCTTGATGATCTAGTATTCAAAGCAGTGGAAAATATAATTGGATGGTTTAGTAAAATATTGGATATTGATTGGGGAGTTGTGCTGGATAAGTTAGTACCTAATTGGGCTAAGAAGATCCTCGGCATCGACAGTCCTCAAAAATCTGCTCCTCCGATTAGTGATACACAATCGGAAGAATTTGCTGCAATAGATGAAAAGAATAGAAAAGCAAAAGAAGCTAGAAAAAATGATCGGGGTGGAATGGATTGGAGTAATTGGAGAGCAGCTGAAAAGAAAAAATATGGTGCAGTTGAAGGACAAAATGCAGCTGATTGGACAAAATCAGTTGGTGGTTTTAAAAGTGCAAAAGCAATGTTTCATAAATATGAAGCAGGTGGTGAAACAAGTAAAGGAAAATTCATAGTAAAACCACTTTCTCCGATTAAAACTGGAATTGATTGGAATTTTATTTCTAAAAAAGAAGGTGGTTCAAAATTAGAAGGTTATGTTCCTGATCCAGAAGGTTCTAAATCTGGTGTAACAATTGCTACAGGATTTGATTTAGGTGCAAGAAGTCTACAAGATATTAAAGGATTATCACCAGAACTAATAGCTAAACTAAAACCATTCCTTGGATTTCAAGGTATGAATGCTTCTGCTGCATTAAAACAAGCAGGTGGATTAAAAATTACTGCTAAAGAAGCTACTGAAATTGATAAGATGTCAAAAGGTGGTGCTGTTAAAAAACTTAAAAATGAATGGAATAAACGTGCAAAAGAAATAGGCGGGAAAATGTTTGGTGATTTATCTTCATCACAAAAAACAATCGCCGCGTCTGTTGCATTTCAATATGGTAGTTTAAGCAAAGTACCTACATTTAGAAAAGCAATGCAAACTGGTGATTGGACAGGTGCTGCGAATGAATTAGATAATTTCGGTGATTCTTATGGTACAAGAAGGAAAAGTGAAGCTACTTATTTAAGAAATAATTCAGGACAACTATTATCACAAGCGGCAAGTCAATCACAACCTAAATCAACTGCAGGTGGTGATATAACAATCAATAAAGGTGGGGATAACAATACAGAACAAAATATTACAACAGGAACAAGTGCTATAAACAGTCAAGTTAGTGTAAATAAGACCCAGGTAGAAGGAGCTAGTGGTAATTAAAAGAATAATGGGGACCGAAGTCCCCATTACCAGTTTTACTGCTCAGCTAACTTCTTGAAGTAATCCAAAGAATCATCAGATGATTTCTCAACAGTAACTTCTTCTACTGCATTCTCAGCATCAATTGTTTCTTCAAAATTAGAACCAGAACCGACTACAGTATTAAACCGTGCTTCCAGTTCTTGATAAGTTTTGAAATTATCAACACTTACCAAATCTTGAAGTGAATGCTGTTGCTTCCAGATAGCTTCACACTTCTCATCATCACCATCACACAACTTAGACTGACTAGCAAATTCTGACTTATCATAATTCGCATAACCATCCACTTGACGGATTTTGATTTTGAAGTTTGCACCTTCCCAGAAGTCAAAAGGATTCAATGGAGTTTCATCTTTGAATTCTGGATTCATAACACCAGTAATCTTCTCAAAGATTTTCTTACCATAACGAAACAAAAATACTTTCCCTTCATTCTCAGCATTAGCACTATCTTCTAATACAAGAATGTTAGAATAATAACTTAGTTTACGTTTACGATCTCTAGCAATGTTCTTATCAGAATCAATACCAGAATTCCACAATGAAGTATTTGCTTTTGATACAGGATCATCTTTACCAAGAGTGGTCAAAGAGTTTTCAATATACCATCCACCGGGACCTTTAAAACCATGCGACCACATTTGTACCCATGGCACATCTTCATCGTTGGAGGCAGGGAGGAAACGAATAACGGCATAACCATTACCAGACTTATCACGTTCACATTTCCAAATACGGTCATCGCCATAGGTAGGCTTTTCGGCAAGTTTTTCAACCTGTTTAGAGAGGGACTCTAGGTTGGACATTCTATTCTTTTTTAAATCTTTAAAACTAGACATACTTTACTCCTTTTATTACGTTATATTATTTGTATTACTTTGTATCATTATATAGTTTTGATTGGCCTCCTTTCTAAATTGGAAGTTTAGCAGATTTCTTAAACATATTAAGTTCTTGTGCTTCCACTTCAACTTTATCTTTAATAGATTTATTTAACATTTTAGCTACTCCTTCTATTTC